CCTTCGCCAAGCTGTTCGCGCAGGAAATCCGACTGCGAAGGGTAGGCGGCTAGAGCCGCGAGTGTGTTGAGTTGAGCCACTAGGGTTGCCTCCTGTCGTGTTCGACAGGGGAACAGTTAATGTGCGACTTTCGCCCTGTCAACTCCAAAAAGGAACAAGCAAAAACGCACCTGATCGCTAGGCTAGTGCTAAATGGCTACGGAGACGCAGGATGTCGGATTTTTGGCGAAAGGCAGGGGTGTTCACCGGGCGGTTGGCCTTTGCCGAGATAGTCATGGCGGTAGTGGATTTGTGTGCGCCGTTGGGCGCGCTCGCTACTTCTGGGCCTGTTTTAGGCTTGGTGGAGCTTTTGCCAACGGTAGCCCTAGCGACTTCGCTTGGTTATCTTTCAAGACGTAAAATGCCGTTGCATTTTGGGGAATGGGCCTCGCGAGCGAGCATTCCCTTAGGCCTATTGACGTATGGGCAAGCGTATAACGCTAGGGCCAGTGGTGTATTAAGTTTAATGGTGATCGTTGCCGGTTTGATTGGCCTTTGGGCTTATAGTCGTGGGGAAACGAAATAGTCGCGTCCGCAAGGTTTACACGTCTTCGCGCGTGTCTATGTCTGCTAGGCGCGCCGCGCTTCTTTCGAGCGCAGGAGGCAAGGCCATACCCCAAAAAGCGAACGCAGAACCAACTGCGTCGCGGGTGCTTATCCAAGCATCGTTTTCGCTATTGTAGCTACCCCAAGTCGAGGGTATCGCGAAGGTTACCGCGTGCGCGGCACAGTATGTGATATACGCGCAAGCGGCCAAAGTAAGGGAGACACGGGCCCACACCCCGTATGGCTTTCCCCCGAACCGATTGACGCGGTTCCAGCGTTTTTCGGAGGTGCCAACAGCTAGGCTTTGGTGAAACCACGCCGGTTTTAGGATTGCTGAAGAGATGTAAAGCAGCCCATACGTGCCCAAAATCACTCGCGTTGCCGTTACCGCCGTGTCGAGGGCATTCACTACACCAACCTTCCAAACCAGACGGGGCGCCCGATCACCTGCACTTCGTCGGCGGTGAAAACTTCGTCGCTATATTCGGTGTTGGTGGAGAACACCCGCAGGCCTTCGCGCGTTATCTCGACATTCTTGAGCAAATGCGCGTCGCCAATGCGCAGGAAGAAAGGCCCGCCGCCCATACGTCGGCAATCGGTGTCGCGCTTGTCGATGAGCACCTGATCGCCTTGCGTGAAGCGGGGCTCCATACTGGTGCCGCGCATTTCGACCATAAGGAAATCACTGGGCCGCCCGCGCAGGGTGCCCTCGATCAAAGAGCGGGGCAGCATGGCAATCTCGCGGTCGCCATCGCCATTGCCCCCGCCGCCCATGCCACCGAAAGTCGGGAACACTTCGACCGCGACATAGGCGTTGGTGTCGGAGGACGCGTTGGTGTCGTGTTCTGCGAGAAGGCGCTCAAGGGGCGCTAGTTCGTAGGCTTTCAAGGGGCGGACTGCGCCCATGATCTTTACGGCTACTGTTCGCGACTTACCAAGCGCTTCCGCGATGGCGTCGTGCTTGATGCCTGCGGCTTTTAGGCGCGCGAGGAGAGCTGAAGGTTCCATGTCAGCTATGTGCGACTATCGCACATAGCTTTACAAGTTCCAAATTGGCTTTTAAGTGTTCGATATACGCACAGTAGAGCGAACCGGAGGCCCATGACCCAAGTTTCTACGATCATCGCCGCCTTGGGCGGCGTGCGCGCCGCTGCAAGAGCCCTTGGCGTGCCCCCCTCCACTGTCCAGAGCTGGAAGCGTGTAAACGCCATACCGCATTGGCGGCAAGCGGCGGTTGACGCCAAGCTGGCCGAGTTGTCGCAATGAGCGATGCGGAGAAAAGCTGGGGGGCATCACCTGAAGAATGGGCACATTTTGACCTGGTGCTTGGTCTAACCGAGGACTTGTTGCCTGTGGTTTCCAATCCGCAGGCGGTCATTAGCCCGCTTTCGAAAATGAAGGGACTGGGCAAGACCCCGAGCATTTATAACCCCAGCCGCAAGGTGGCGGGCATCCCGGAGTGGACGACCAAGCGCGCCAGTGGCGCCGAGGTGGACCGCTGGGCAAAGGAAGGTGACTATGGGCTTTGTCTGCAAACGCGCGGCGTGCGCGCGCTCGATATTGATATCGACGATGCGGCGCTTGCCGCGCGCGTGGCGGAGCGTTTCGCGGCGCTGGTGGGGGCGGAGCTTCCCACGCGCAGCCGTCAGAACAGCGGCAAGCGGCTTCTCGCTTTCCATGTTCGATCCGCCAGCGGTGGCTCTGGCGAAGATGCTAGCGCAGACGCGGGCATGGGAAAACGAAGTTTTCGCCTTGATGGCGGACTTGTCGAGTTCCTCGCCGATGGGCAGCAGTTTGTCGCCCTTGGCACCCACCCCAGCGGAAGCCGATATGCGTGGGCTGGCGGGTTGCCCGATGAGTTTCCCAGCATCGGCGCGCCAGCGTTCGAGGCGGCGTGGCAAATGCTTGTCGACGAGTTCGCAACCGCGCCAGCGACCGCCGGGGTGTTACGCAAAAAGGGCGAGACTGTCGAAGGCGTTGACGACGCGGTGGCCGATTGGCTTCTCGACCAAGGGCTAGTGCTGGGCGAGGGGCGCGACGGCGCGCTCTATGTCGATTGCCCTTGGAAGGGCGAGCATAGCAACGATAGCGGCATTACCGAGGCGGCGTGGTTTCCGGCTGGCACCAATGGCTACGAGCGCGGCAACTTCCGCTGTTTACACGCCCACTGCGACGGGCGCGGCGCTGGAGAATTCGAGCAGGCGGTGGGTTACACCACCGACCTGTTTGAAGCTCTGCCGCCTGCGGGCGCTGGCGATGGTCCGCCCGACGAAAGCGCGAGCCGACCGGGGGCGCAAGTGTTCGACCGGGGCGACCTGACGCTGATCGCGCAGGCCTCGCTGCGCAAGCGCTGGCGCGTTGGGGAGCATGCTACTTTGTTGCGCGCCTGCGGTGGCTGGTATGAGTGGGGTGGCAAATGCTATGACGAAGTGGGCGACGAGGAAGTGCGCAGCGACCTATGGCGCTATCTGGCGGGCGTATCGACGCGCGACAAGAAGGGCAATATTGTGCCCTTGCACCCCACCCGCGATTATATAGGGAATGTGGCCGACGCGCTCAAGGCGGTGGCCGAGCAGCGGGGTGCATGTGCCCCGTGCTGGCTGCCCGGCGGCGCGGGGCCGGACCCGGCCGAGCTGGTGAGCCTTGCCGACGGGGTGCTTTACGTGCCCGAGCGTAAGCTGTTGCCGCACTCGCCCAAGCTGTTCACCCTCAACTCGCTGCCTTACGCCTGGGGCGACAGCCGTAAGGCGCCGGGGGGGTGGCTGGACTTCCTCGAAGCGGTGTGGCCGGGGGATAGCGAGGCGCAGGAGACCTTGCAGGAGATGTTCGGCTATCTGCTGACAGCCGACACCAGCCAACAGAAAATGTTCATGGTCATCGGCCCACGGCGGTCGGGCAAGGGCACCATCGGGCGCGTGCTGTCGGCCCTGATTGGCCAGCATAACACCTGCGGCCCGACCATGCAGCAGCTTACCGGAGAGTTCGGGCTTGAGACGCTTATCGGCAAGCTGGTGGCTCTGATCCCCGACGCGCGCGTGGGCGGAGGGACTAACGTTCAGGCCATTGTCGAGAAGATGCTGATGCTTTCCGGCGAGGACAGCATGACCATCAACCGCAAGAACAAGTCGTTCTGGACCGGGCGCCCGACCGCGCGCATCGTCATCCTGTCCAACGAGGCCCCCAAGCTGGGCGACGCCAGTGGCGCCTTGCCGGGGCGGTTCATTGTGCTGTCGTTGCGCCAGAGCTTTTATGGGCGCGAAGACAGGGGCCTCACCGGGCGGCTGCTGGCCGAGTTGCCCGCCATATTCCGCTGGGCGCTCGACGGACGCGACCGGCTCGCGGCGCGCGGGTATTTCCGCCAGCCCGATAGCGGCCTTGATGACGCCGACGAGCTGGGCGAGCTGGGTAATCCCATGGCCTCTTTCGTGGAGGACTGCTGTGTGCTCGACCCCGAGGCGAGCGAAGCCACCGACCATCTTTACGAGGCGTGGCGCGACTGGTGTGGGCGCTCGGGCCATATGGCGGGCGCACGCGAAACGTTTGGGCGATCCCTGCGCGTGGCGTTTCCGCAAATCCAGCGCGTTCGCAAACGGGCAGATGAAAGAAGGTATTCTTACGCGGGGCTGCGCTTGTCGGACGAAGCGCGTAAAATTTTGCTTATTGGTGGAGGGTTATAACCATGAACACGCAAAAAGATGCAAGCTACGGTGGGAACGTCCCTAGTGTCCTTAGTGTCCCTAGAGGACAGCCACGCGTATATGAAATTTGTTGGATTAGGGAGGGCCAAGAGAAAACATATGAGGGGAATAGGGCTGTCCCCCGGGGACACTGGGGACACTGGGTACAGCCCAACACGCAAAAAACTACAAGTTCCTCTTCGCAGGAGAACGCGCGATGAGCGACATTCTCGATGATCTCCCCGGCGGCCAGCCCGCGCCGCCCAAGCGGGAGCCCACACGCATCGTGGGGATTGACGAGCGCGGCAACCGCGTGGGCGAGGACCACCCCCGCGCGAAGCTGTCCGACCATGAGGTCGAGCTTATCCGCGAATTGCACGAAGGCGGGATGAGCTGTGCCGAGATTGCCCGCAAGTTTGAAGTGGCCAAGAGCACGGTGTCGCTCATCGTCAATTTCAAGCGGCGGGCGACCGCGCCCATGGGCTTTCGCCGGGTGCGCATGACCGATGGCGCCGCGCGTATTATCGGAGGGCACGTGAAGCCGACCACCCGCTAGACGTTCACTTGGCCCCCGCTCTTGTCGGCAGAGTGCGGGCCATGACCCTAACCACCGCCTCGCCCGAAAAAAAGCGCAAGTTCCTCGCAGCCCTTGCCGACACGTGCAACGTCACCAAGTCGGCAGGGCTGATCGGCACCAGCCGCGAGACGGTCTATGAATGGCGCAAGAAGGACCAGGAATTCGCCGCCGCATGGGAAGAGGCCCGAGCCCTTGGCGCCGAGGCACTTGAGGATGAGGCAATTCGTCGTGCCTTTGAGGGCTTTGACGAACCGCTTAGCCACAAGGGATACCTCACCGGCGACGTGGTGAAGCGCACCAGTGACACGCTGCTCATTTTTCTGCTCAAGGGGGCCAAGCCCGAGAAGTACAAGGACCGTGTGGCCAATGAGCACAGTGGCGCGGTAGGCGTGGTGGCCGCCGATATTGACGATGAGGCCGCAGCCGACAAGCTGGCCGCGATCCTTGCCAATGTCGCCGAGCGGCGGGCCAAGTCTGCGGAGGATTTGGCTTGATGCTCGCCCACCTCGGCCCAATCACGCATGTGACAATCCACTGCACGGCCACGCCCGAGGGCCGCCCCAACACCGCTGCCGAGGTGACGCGGTGGGATATCGCCCGTTTCGGCCAACCTAGCTACCACTGGGTTATCGAGCTGGACGGCGACGCGGTGCGCACTCTCGCGGATGACCAGAGAGGCGCGCACACTGGCGCGCACAATACGGGCAACATCGGTATAAGCTACGTCGGCGGGACCGAGAGCTTGAACGCCGGAGGCAAGCCCAAAGACACACGCACGGCGGCGCAGAAGGCGACCTTGCGTCGTCTGGTTGCGCAGTACAGCGCGGCGCACCCCGGCGTGGTTGTGCTGGGCCATCGCGATTGGCCCGGTGTGGCCAAGGCGTGCCCTGCGTTCGACGTGGCCACCGGTTTGTGAGTGGGCTACTCCACCGACGAAATACGCGCGCTGCTGCCTCACATGACGGCGCAGGAACGCGCGCTTGTTGCGGCGCTGCTTGCCAAGCTGGATAGGCCTTGGTTCCCTCTCAAGGGGCCACAGACGATGGCCTACGAGAGCGCGGCGGATATCATTGGGTACGGTGGCGCGGCGGGCGGCGGCAAGACCGACCTCGCTTGTGGGAAGACCATCACCAAGCACCAGAAAGCGGGCATTCTGCGCCGGGTGGGTACAGAGCTTACCGGCATTCTCGACCGCTTCACCGAGCTGCTGGGCGGCTCGCGCGATGGTTATAACGGGCAGGACAAGATTTGGCGCACCAAGCGCTATGACGGCAAGGCTCTGCAAATCGAGTTCGGCGCCGTGCCTAACTTGGGCGACGAGAAGAAGTGGCAAGGGCGACCACACGACTTGCTCGTGTTCGACGAGGCGGCGAACTTCCTCGAACAGCAAGTGCGTTTTCTGCTTGGCTGGCTGCGTTCCGTCGACCCGACGCAGAAGTGCCAAGCTCTGCTCACCTTCAACCCGCCGACCAGTGCCGAGGGGCGGTGGATTATCGAATTCTTCGGGCCATGGCTCGACAAGAAGCACCCGCTCTATCCCGCCCTCCCCGGCGAGCTGTTATGGGCAGCCATGGTGCCCGGAGAGAATGGCGTATCGCGCGATATGTGGGTGGATGGACCTACACCCTTCGTGCTGGTCGACGGAAAGCCCAGCTACGACTTTGCCCCCGAGGCCTTTGCGCCCACCGAAATAATTCAGCCCAAATCACGCACGTTCATCCCTTCGCGCGTGACCGATAACCCCCACCTGTTTGGAACGGGATACATGTCCACCCTGCAAGCTCTGCCCGAGCCGTTGCGCAGTCAGATGCTCAACGGTGATTTCCATGCGGGGATGGAGGACGACCCGTGGCAGGTGATCCCGACCGAGTGGGTTGAGGCGGCGCAGGAGCGTTGGCGCAAGCTGTGCCCCACGCCGCGCATGGACAGCATGGGCGTCGATGTGGCGCGGGGCGGGCGCGACAATACGGTGCTGGCCCGCAGGCATGGGGTATGGTTCGACGAGCCGCTCGTCTACCCTGGCACAGCCACGCCCGACGGGCCAAAGGTGGCAGGGCTGGTTATCGCCGCGCTGCGCGACCGGGCGCCTATCCACATCGACGTAATCGGCGTTGGCGCCAGCCCATACGATTTCCTCAACGTAGCGCGTCAGCAGGTACTGGGCGTCAACGTGGCCGAGGGCAGCACCGCCCACGACAAGTCGGGCCGCTTGAGCTTCCTTAACCTGCGCTCCGAACTCTGGTGGATGATGCGCGAAGCGCTGGACCCGACCAACAACACCGGCATCGCGCTACCACCGTCCGGGCAGCTTTTAGCCGAGCTATGCGCGCCCAAGTGGCGCCTGCAAGGCCCGATTATCCGGGTGGAAAGCCGCGAGGAAATTATCGCGCGCATTGGCAAAAGCCCCGACCTCGCCTCGGCTTTCATCCTTGCGTTGATGGACACGCCGCGCATGGCGGACCTCGAACGTTCACAAGGCGCGAAAGCGGCGGACTACGATCCCTACGCATAGCCGTAGGAGCCTGTCGACAGTGTGCGACCCCGTTACCATAGCCGTAAGTGCGCTCACTGTTTCGACGGTTGCAACGGGCGCTGGGATTTATCAGGCCAGCGAAAGCGCAGCCGCCCAATCGCGCGCGGCAGCGCAGGCCGAGAAGAACGCCGCTGACACCAAGGCGGCCAACGAGCGGGCAATCAACGCGGCCAACCAGAAAAGCCCCGACCTTGCCGCCATCGCCGCCACCAACCGGTCGCTGGCTTCTGGGGGCGTCGGCTCCACCATGCTCACCGGCCCGACGGGCGTAGCCGCTGGCTCGCTTGATCTGGGCAAGAACACGTTGCTGGGGCGCTAATGGACCACACACCTCGCAACCGCTACGAGCAACGCTGGACCGCGCTCAAGAGCGAACGCTCTTCGTGGTTTCCCCATTGGCAAGACCTGTCGCGCAACTTGCAGCCCCGTTCGGGCCGCTTCTTCGTTACGGATCGCAATCGCGGCGGCAAGCGCCACAACGCGATTTACGACAACACCGGCACCCGCGCGCTGCGCACATTGGCCGCAGGGCTTATGGCTGGTATGACCAGCCCGGCGCGCCCGTGGTTTCGGCTCACGACAGCGGACAGCGACCTTAACGCGCACCATGATACGCAGGTATGGCTCGCCAACGTGCGCAAGATCATGCTCGCGGTGTTCGCGCGTTCGAACACTTATCGGGCCTTGCAGCACTGTTACCTTGAGCTTGGGCTATTCGGCACGGCGGGCAGCATCGTTTTACCCAATTTCCAGAAGGTTATTCACCACTATCCCCACACGACGGGCGAATACGCCATCGCGTGCAACCCCGAGGGGCGTGTCGATACCTTCTACCGCGAGTTCCAAAAGCCCGTGAACGAGGTGGTAGCCGAATACGGCTACGCCAACTGCACCCCTGGCACCCAGCGACTTTATGACGGTGGCAATCTCGACGCATGGGTCACGCTGCGCCACGCTATCGAGCCGCGCGAGGATCGCGACCGCACCAGCCGTGACGCGCGCAATATGCCCTGGGCTTCGATCACGTGGGAGGCCGGTTCGCCCCCGGCGCGATATCTGCGTGAAAGTGGCTTCAAACACTTCCGCGCGATAGTTCCCCGGTGGGAAGCAGTTGGCGGAGATATCTACGGCGCTTCGCCTGCGATGGACGCGCTCGGCGACGTGAAGCAATTGCAGCACCAGCAGCTCCGCAAGGCGCAGGCCATCGACCAGATGGCGCTCCCCACGCTGCAAGCTCCCCCGTCCATGAAAAATGACGGCTTAAATCGCATCCCCGGTGGCGTGGTCTATAGCGAGGGTGCAGGCGCGAACGGGGGCGTGCGCAACCTCTACGACGTGAGGCTCGACCTCAACCACCTGCTCGCGGATATCAACGATGTGCGAGGGCGTGTAAATGCCGCGTTTTACGCCGACCTGTTCCTTATGCTGGCAAGTATGCCGTCCGATGGCAGCATGACCGCAACCGAGGTTGCCGAGCGCCACGAGGAAAAGCTGCTCATGCTCGGCCCAGTGCTTGAGCGTTTACACGACGAACTGCTCGACCCGCTCATCTCGCTCACGTTCTACGACATGCTCGACGCCGGATTGGTGCCGCCGCCGCCGCCCGAAATGCAGGGGCAGCCGGTGCGAGTAGAGTTCGTATCGACCCTCGCGCAAGCTCAGCGCGCGGTGGGCACCAATTCGCTCGACCGCTTCGTGTCCAACCTTGGCGTGGTGGCGCGTTTTCAACCTTCTGTGCTCGACAAGTTCGATGGCGACAAATGGGTGGATAGCTACGCCGACAGCCTTGGCGTCGATCCCGACCTTATCGTGGGCGACAAGCAGGTGGCACTGGTGCGCGACGCGCGGGCCAAGCAGCAGCAGCAGGCTGAGCAACTCGCAGCCGCAAACCACATGGCCGACACAGCGCAGAAACTGGCGCAGGTGCCGACAGGCGGCGGTCAGCAAAACGCGGCCAGCGACCTTATGAACCAGTTTTCGGGCTACGGCTCGCCTTCACCGGAGCAATATTAATGGCCCTCGCTGACCTCACCGCTGTTCGGGATACCGACGACTGCTATCCGGGCTGTGGCCCTGATATTTATGGGCTTTGCCTTAGCCTTGACGACGCGCAGTGTGCCGCACTTGGCATCACAAAGCCGCCTCGTGCGGGCGTGATTATGGGCCTCAACGCGGTGGCGGTTGTGCGGCGGGTGTCGGAGGAAATCGACCAAGCCGGAGACACCGACAAGGAGGTGTGCTTGCAGCTCCAAATTACGCATATGGAGCTTAAAGACCCGCCCAAGGGCATGAACACCGCCAAGGCGCTCTACGGGTCCGACTGATGCGGCCTCTACAGCTCGACGCCGAGTTGCTGCGGTATTGCACCACCGACCGTCAGCGTGAAGTGGTGCAGGCCGTGATTGACAGCGGCGGTGCCCGCGCGGCGGCGCGCGCGCTTGGCTGCAACTACACGGCGGTGGTCAACATCGTGACGCTGGTGCGGGGGAGAGCTGCGGGGAAGGGCTATGCGCCCGAGAACGATCTAACCGTGCCAGTCGCCCCCGGCATGAAGCTCGCTCGCCACGCGCAATACTACGACGGGGATGGTAAGCCTCGTGGCAAATGGGTAATCCAAACCCCTGATAGCGAAGCGCAGGCGCAGTTCCATGCCGCCATGGTCGCTGCGCTCAAGGCCGAAATCGTGCCTTTGCCAAATATCGCGCCGCCGCGAGCGACGCTTGACGACCTCCTTAACGTTTACACGTTCACGGACTACCACTTCAACATGCTTGCGTGGGGGGAAGAGGCGGGCGACGATTGGGACATGACCATCGCGGCGCGGGTCTTGCGACTTTGCTTCCGGGATATGGTCGACCGTTCGCCCCCGGCGGGCACCTGCGTTATCGCGCAGCTTGGCGACTTTGCGCATACCGATGGTTTCCGCAATGCCACGCCCACCAGCGGGCACGAACTTGATGCGGATAGCCGCTATCCCAAGGCCGTGAGGGCCATGCTCTATGCATTGCGGGATTTGATCGAATACGCCGCCGCCAAGCACCAGAAGGTTGTGGTGCTGCTGGCCGAGGGCAACCACGACTTGTCTTCTAGCGTTTGGATGCGCGAAGCCTTTGCGATGTTTTACGAGGGCAATCCGCGTGTCACGGTTATGACCGACCCCCAGCCGTATTACGCCTACGAATTTGGCCAGACATTCCTCGGCTGGCACCACGGGCACCTTGCCAAGAAGGCATCGCTGCCCCTTCTCTTCGCTACCGACTTCGCGCCCATGTGGGGCCGCACAAAATATCGGTTCATCCACACCGGGCACGAGCACCACGTTGACGTGAAGGAACACGCTGGCGCCGAGGTGCGACAACACCCGACTTTGGCAGCCAAGGACGCCTACGCCGCGCGCGGAGGCTGGCGCGCCATGCGTCGGGCGATTGGTATTACCTATCACCGCGAGCATGGCGAACAAGGCTCGGTGACCACCACGCCCGAGATGATCGTGCCCTAGCGTTCACTTGCCCCCGAAAGGGTCGGGCATCGTCGTTAGCGATGAGTTCACCGGACCCCTTCGAGGCCGCTGCTGCGGAACTGGACCACGCCTCCGTCGAGGATACGCGGCAGCAGCAATTGGAAGCCGAAGCGGACCTCCGGTGGCTCATCACCGAGTTTCGCGGGCGCCGCTTTCTGCGGCGTCTCCTCGACGACACTGGCGTGTTTCGCTCGACCTTCACAGGGGAAGCCATTGGCGCCGCGTTCAACGAGGGACGGCGCAACATCGGGCTGCAAATTGTGGCCGATGTTGCCCGTACGGCGCCCGCCGCACTCGGTTCGATTTTGACCGAGGAACAATATGGCTGACGGCACTTCCGACCCGACCCCAAGCTCCGCAGAAGCCCCCGCGCAAAGCGATGGCGGCACGCTGCTGACGGCTGCCCCCGCAACGCAAATCCCCATCGACGAGCGTAAGCCCGACCAGGGCGAGGGCGACAAGACCCCTGACAAGGGAGAAGGCGCCAAGGAATCTACCGGCGAGGCCGAAGGTGATGAACCTGCCCCCGGCGCGCCCGAGGAATACGCGGATTTTGCCGCGCCCAATGGCGTGACGCTCAACGCTGAATTGCTGGCGGCCTTCAAGGAAGCGGCCAAGGCCGACAACCTGCCGCAGGACAAAGCGCAGCAATACGTCGACCTCGGCGCCAAGATTTTACAGCAGCAGGCCCAAGCACAGGCTGACGAAATCCTTGCCATTCGTGGTGAGTGGAAAACGTCAAGCGAAGCACAGTTCAGCGCAGAGCAGTTCGCTGCCGCGCGTGCAGGGCTTGAGGCCCACGGCACGCCCGAACTGGTCACGCTGCTCGACCAATCCGGCCTCGGAAATCACCCCGAGATTATCCGGCTGCTCGTCAACGCGGGGGCTTCCGCGCGCGAAGACAAGCTCGTCCCCGGTCGCGAACCGGCGCCGAAACCCGCCACTTTGGCGGGCCGTCTTTACCCCGAACAAGCCGCGTAAGGAGCCTAGGCCATGGCCGTTCTCAATACCGGGCAGCTCACCCTCGCCGATTGGGCCAAGCGCCAAGACCCTGAGGGTCGTATCGCCGCCGTCGCCGAGCTGCTGTCGCAGACCAACGAAATTCTCGAAGACGCTGTGTTCGCCGAGGGCAACCTTGCCACCGGCCACCGTGTTACCATCCGCACCGGCCTGCCGAACGTCTACTGGCGCGCGCTCAACGCGGGTGTGCCGACCAGCAAGTCGACCACCGCGCAGGTTGATGAGCAGTGCGGTATGCTCGAAGCGCGTTCGCATATCGACGTGCGCCTTGCCGCCCTCAACAACAACACCGCCGAATTCCGCTTGTCCGAGGACGTGGCCTTCCTTGAAGCCATGAACCAGACCCAAGCGCAGACGATGTTCTATGGCAACCCCGGCACCAACCCGCTGGGCTACCTTGGCTTTGGTCCGCGCTACTCTTCGTTGTCGGCGGGCAACGCGCAGAATGTTATCTCGGCTGGCGGCGCATCGTCGAACAACACCTCCATTTGGCTGGTGGGCTGGGGCGACAACACCGTGTTCTGCCCCTTTCCGAAGGGCTCGCAGGCAGGCCTCAAGCACCAAGACCTCGGCGAAGAGAGCGTGCCGGATGGCAACGGCGGCTGGTATCAGGCGCTGCGCACCCTCTACACGTGGGACAACGGGCTGGTCGTGCGTGACTGGCGGTATGCGATCCGCATTGCCAATATCAACACCGCCGATCTGCTTGGCCAGAGCGGCACGCAGGCGGCGGCCGCCGCAACGGCCATCATCAACTTGATGGCGCGCGCGGTTGATCGCCTGCCCTCTATGGGCATGTGTCGCCCGGCCTTCTACATGAACCGCACGGTGCATTCGCTGCTCCGCGTCGCGGCTATGAACAAGTCGTCGCAGGTGCTGACGATTGAGAAGGGCCTCAACCAGTTCGGTTCGTCGTCGTCGTGGACCTCGTTTGATGGGGTGCCTCTGCGCCGCGTCGACCAGCTCCTCAATACCGAAGCCGTCGTCAGCTAAGGACAACTGAGCAATGGCAATTCTTGATGCTTTCAGCCTGTTTTCGGGCTCCTACGCCAGCGGTGCCCTGACGGGTCAGACAGTCACCGGCACCAACACCACGGTGAATGGCACCAACGTCTACGATACGCAGGCGGGCCTTACCCTCAACACCGGCGGCCAGAACGTCGACCTCGGCAAGGGTCAGGAGTTTGATGTCGAGTTCGATATCACCACCGCTTTTGTCGGCGCCACCTCGGTCGAGTTCCAGATTGTTAACGCGGATGACAACGCGCTGGCAACCAACGCGACCACGCTGGCCTCGACCGGCGCGGTTGTGCTGGCGCAGCTCACCGCAGGGACACGTATCTCGGTAGCTGTGCCGAAGGCCGACCCCCGCACGGTCCGCCGCTATGTTGGCGTGCGCTACGTGATCGTCGGCACCGGCACCGCTGGCGCGGTTACGGCGGGCTTCACCACGCTTGCCAGCGACCTTCCGCAGCCGACTTACAAGTCTGGCTTTGCTGTTCTGTAAGGAGGTTCTCTCATGGCTCAATATCGCGTTCTCGAAGTAAGCTTCATCGAAAACAGTCTGCGAAAACCCGGCGATATCATCGAGTTCGACGGCCCCCCCGGTGCCAACCTCGAACCGGTGGACGCCGCCGCGAAGAAGGCTGCCAAGGCAGCCGCTGACGCCGCAGCCGCAGCCGCAGCCGCTGCTGCTGCTGCTGCTGCTGCTGCTGCAACGGCTGCCGAGGCTCCCCCCGCCGATCCGGCGTTGGCCTAACCCGCCGACAAATGGGCGATAGCCCCGATGGGAGAGGGGGCCGCGTGCCCCCTCTTTTTCGTAGGAGACGAGCGTGGCCACTGAAATCAGCATCTGTAATACGGCCTTGAGCCACCTCGGCGACGAAGCTGGCGTAGCGTCAATCGACCCGCCCGAGGGTAGCCCGCAGGCTGGTAGCTGCGCGACGTTCTATCCCATTGCGCGCGACGAAACCCTTGAGCGGCACACGTGGGGGTTCGCGACTGCAGAGGTCGGGCTGTCGCTGCTGGGCATCACCCGCCTTGGCTGGGATTATGCCTTTGGCGCGCCGAGCGATATGGCCAAGGCGCAGGCCCTTTTGCCCGAAGGGTGGACGAAAGGCACTCCCACCGCAGAATTCACGATTGAGGCAGACGATAACGGCAATATCGTAATCCTGACGAATGAGGCTGCGCCCACGCTCAAATACACAAGGCGTATCATCGACCCGGCGCGCTTCTCGGCGCTGTTCGTCTCGGCAGTTGGGTGGAAGCTGGCCTCGTTGCTTGCTGGCCCGGTGCTCAAAGGTGACGCTGGCCGGACCGCCGCCGCCGAGTGCTTCAAGATGCACGAGTACACTCTGGGTCTCGCTGCTGGCAGCGATGCGAACGGGCAGCGTGTAAACGCCCCCCATCTTCCTCCTTCGATCAAAGCGCGGCTATGAGCAGCAACCCCCGCACCTTCTTGCGGTCCTTCGCGGGCGGTGAACTTACTCCCGAATTTTTCGGGCATATCGACGACGCGAAGTTTCAAACAGGGCTGCGCACCTGCCGAAACTTTGTTGTAAAGCCGCACGGCCCAGTAGAGAACCGGGCGGGCACGGCCATGGTGCGCGAGGTTAAGGACAGCACCAAGAAGACGCGCATCATCCCGTTTGTCTATGCCTCGGATCAAAGCCTTGTTATCGAGGTGGGCGCGGGATATTTCCGTTTCCACACTCAAGGCGCAACGGTGCTCTCTGGCGGCGTTCCTTACGAGGTGACGAACCCTTACGCGCAGGACGATCTGGCTGGTATAAAGTTCCTTCAGTCCAACGACGTGGTGACGTTGACGCATTCGGGTTACCCACCCGCAGAGCTTCGCCGCCTTGGTGCCACGAACTGGACCTATACCGCGCTGTCTTTTGCTTCGGCCCTTTCTCCGCCCACCGGCATAACAGCATCGGCAACCCCGGCCACGACTAGCCCCGGCACACCGACCTTACAGTCCTATGTCGTAACGGCGGTGAAGGGAGCGGATGAAAGCGCGTCTTCGGCCACTGGCACGGGCGCCCAACCCACCGGCGGTTCGGCTATATCGAGTATGAGCAACGCCAACCCTGGCTTGTTCACGAGCTTCGACGTGCCCGCTACTGATTTTGTGGTGGGCGAGAAGGTCTATATTTCGGGCTGCGCAGGAGTAACGGGCGTCAACGACACTTTCTTCTACATCAACACCTATAATGTGACCTATGACGACTCCGCTTCCGCTTCCGGGTTTACGTTTACCCTCAAGGATGCCAGCGGCACAGCATTCGACACTACTTCGATTGGCACTTACACCGGCGGCGGCAAGATCGCGCATGGTTCTTCCGCCGCGGGTATCGGAAGCTGCTCGAACAACCTCTACGACACCGGCGCCTATAACACACTCGCGTGGTCGGCGGTATCGAACGCCGAACGCTATTATGTCTACAAGCAGTATAATGGTCTATTTGGTTATATCGGGCAGACAACAGACCTTAGCTTCAAGGACGATGATATCGCGGCGGATGTGTCGAAGACGCCACCGATCACCAACATCCCTTTTACAGCAGCGGGGGATTACCCCGCCGCGTCAGGATATTTCGAACAGCGACGGTGTTTCGCAGGGACGGCCAACAACCCCGCCAAGTTTTGGGCCACCCGTTCGGCGACAGAGAGCAACCTCTCCTATTCGATCCCCGGTCGCGACGACGACGCGGTTATCTTCTCGCTTGCAGCCCGCGAGCGACAGGCCATCCGGCATATCATCCCGCTGTCCAATCTCATCCTGCTTACCGAGAGCAGCGAGTGGCGGGTCGCGCCCGACACGGGCACGGTGCTAACCCCCAGCGTTTCGGTGCGCCAGCAATCCGCTATTGGCACTGCCGACGCGCCGCCCGTGATCGTCAACAACAACTTGCTCTTCGCAGCCGCGCGCGGCGGGCACGTGCGCGAGCTGGCGTATAACTGGCAGGCCAACGGCTATATCACCGGCGACTTGTCGCTGCGCGCGCCGCACCTGTTTGACGGCTACTCGATTGTCGACATGGCCTACGCCAAAGCCCCCATACCGATAGTGTGGGCGGTATCGTCGAGCGGATCGCTCCTTGGCCTTACATATGTGCCAGAGCAGGAAGTCGGAGGCTGGCACCGGCACGATACCACCGGCGGTGTGTTCGAGCATATCGCCGTTGTGCCCGAGGGGGCCGAGGACGTGCTTTATGCGGTGGTAAAGCGCGACGCGAATAGGTTCATCGAGCGCATGGCCTCGCGCGCGAATGGGGCTCTTGCCGATGCCTTCTTTGTGGACTGCGGTATTTCGCAGACTTTCGGCGCCCCGGTGTCGGCGGTGAGCGGCCTCGATTGGCTAGAGGGGCAAACGGTGTCGATCTTGGCCGATGGCGCGGTGCATCCCCAGCAGGTGGTCACAGGGGGCGCGATCTCATTGCAGTGGGCGGCGAGCAAAATCACGGTCGGCTTGCCTATCGAGGCCGATATCGAGACGTTGCCCATTGCCGTGCAGGCCATCGCCTTCGGGCAGGGCCAGCTCAAAAACGTCAGCCGGATATTCGTGCGAGTGTTCCAATCCAGCGCCATCGCGGGAGGGCCGAGCTTCGACAAGCTCACCGAATACAAGCAGCGCACGACCGAGGCTTACGGCACGTCGCCCGCGCCGGTGACGGCTGAAATCTCGTTTGCGATTGGGCCGAGCTGGGGCACCGACGGGCAGGTGTGCTTGCGGCAATCGCAGCCTTTGCCCCTCACCGTTGTGTCGCTGGTCGCGGAGTTCGCCGCCGGTGGGGGGTAAGCTAAGACTGCGCGAAGTCGCCCCCGGCGACGCGGCGATGCTCGCCGCGCGCCTGCGGCCGGGCGATGTTGCCGAGGTTGAGGCCTCCACCGGTAGCGATCCAGAGCGAGCGGTGCGCCTTGGTATCGCGGAGAGCGATCCCGCGTATCTGCTGGCAGCGGAGTTTGGTGGGGAGCTGGGTGCCATCTTCGGGGTCGCGCCCGTTTCGCTTGCGACGGGTTCGGGAAGCATATGGATGTTGGGCACGACGGTAATGGACGACCATGGGCGTTCACTTGGTCTCGTTGCACACCGGTATGTTGCAGAAGCATCACGGGCCTACCCACTGTTGTTCAACTATGTGGACGCGCGCAATGCGCCATCGCTGCGGTTGATCCGGTGGCTAGGCTTTGAAGTCGAGCCCGCGCGCCCATTCGGGGTGCGGGGTTTGCCGTTTCATAGGTTCGAGCTGCGGAGCGTCAGACAAGAATGTGCGTTAGCAACTCGGGCGGTAAAAGCACAGCAGGGACAGCCTCACAGCTATCGCTAGGCGCGTCGAGCGTAGGGGCGCTCGGGTCGGCTGTGGGCAGCATTTTTGCCGCGCAGTCAGACCGCATCAACCTCAACCTGCAAGCCCGCATCGCCGATATCAACGCGTCCATGGCGCAGGATAACGCGCGCGCGGCTTTACAGCAGGGTGATACGCAGATTACCCAAAGCCGATATCAAACCGGTATGCTCAAGGCAAAGCAGGTGGCCGCCACCGCTGCCAATGGCGTTGTGGTGGGTGATGGCTCTGCGCTCAATAACCTCATTTCGACCGATGTTATGGGCGAGATTGACGCGAACACGATCCGGCAGAATGCGGTTCGCGCAGCGGCGGGCTACCGCACGCAGGCGACGGATTTCAGCAACACCGCGCTTATGAAGCGCACCGCAGCCAATTCGATCAGCCCGTTTGTATCGGGTCTTACCTCGCTGGCCACATCATCTTCAAAAGTGTCGGGAGATTGGCTGGCATTGGCTAGGGCAGGAGCGATCTAATGGCGGAAGTTCCCTCTTACGGCGGCTTTAGGGCCGCGCCGCAAGGGCCTTCGGGCGCCTTTCTCACGGTGCCCGACGCGACCGGCTTTGACCAGCCGTTGAAAGATTTGTCGCGCGCTAGTGACGCGGCATTTGCCGCAGGGCACCAGATTGCCGACGTGGTGCTCAAGGCGCAGCACGACGCCAATCAGGTGCATGTCATGGATGCGACCAATCAGGGGCGCGAGGCAGCCCTTACCCTGACCTATGATCCGCAACAGGGGTATACCAACGTCAAGGGCAAGGACGTGCTCCCCACCGGGGGAACTCCCCTCGCGGTGGACTATGCCGGGCGCTACAAGGAAACACTGCGCTCTATCGCTGGTGGCCTTACCAACGACGAGCAACGCCAGCTTTTCGCGCAGCAATCGGCGCAGCTTATGAGCAGCTTCGAGGCGGGGGCTTTCGAACACGAGCAGCGCGAATGGCAAACATATTCGCAATCGGTGTTTGATGGCGCTACGAAAATTTCCACCGAAAGCATTAAGAAAAACT